CTAATAGATACATACAGGGTGCCAGGTTAAACATCACCGCAAGAAGCAGTTGCTAGAGCAGCAGAATGTTTTGCAGATGATGAAGATCACGCACAAAGATTATATGACTATGTAAGTAACTTATGGTTTATGTTTGCTACGCCTGTATTATCAAATGGTGGTACTCGTAGAGGACTACCTATAAGTTGTTTCTTAAATTATGTAGATGATAGCAGAGAAGGTATTACAGACCATTTTACCGAGAATGCTTTTCTATCATCTTTTGGTGGGGGTATTGGTGGCACTTGGAGTGATGTTCGTTCATCTGGAACAAAGACATCTAAAGGTTCTGAGTCCACAGGAGTAATACCCTTTGTTAAAGTTGTAGATGCTGAAATGTTAGCATTTAGTCAGGGCGTGACAAGACGGGGATCATACGCTGGTTATCTACACATCTCCCATCCCGAAGTAGAGGAGTTCCTAGATGTACGGAAGCCTACTGGTGGGGATACTAACAGGAAGTGCCTTAATATACATCATGGTGTGGTGGTTAGTGACGATTTTATGGAACTTATCCATAATGCCACTAGAACTCCTGATTTTGATGATAGCTGGAACCTTATTGACCCTCACAGTAAATTGGTTGTTAAAACTGTATCTGCGAGAGCCCTCTGGGTTAAAATCTTACAAAACAGAATGGAGACAGGAGAACCCTATCTCATGTTTGAAGATGCCGTCAATAATGACTTACCAGACTTTCAGAAGCGAAAAGGATTAAAAGTACACCACAGTAATTTATGTAGTGAGATTACTCTTGCTACAGATGAAGAAAGGACAGCAGTCTGTTGTTTATCCTCAGTAAATTTAGAGTATTATGACGAGTGGAAAAACCATGGGTCATTTATACCTGACTTGATCAGAATGTTAGATAATGTACTAACGTATTTTATTGACAATGCACCAGATCAATTAGAAAAAGCAAAATTCAGTGCTATGAGGGAGAGAAGTATTGGATTGGGTGCAATGGGTTTTCATGCCTATTTGCAAAAAAATGATGTACCATTTGAAAGCGGTCTTGCGGGTGGTATTAATTTAGAGATGTTCTCATACATCAAAAACAAAGCAGACCAAACTACTAGACAACTAGCTACAGAAAGAGGAGCATGTCCCGATGATGACACCGTTTCAGTAAGAAATGCACACTTATTGGCAATTGCCCCTAATGCGAGTTCTAGTATATTATGTGGTAATACTTCTCCGAGTATTGAACCTTTTAGAGCGAACGCTTATACTCAGAAAACAAAAACTGGAAGTAATCTAGTAAAGAATAAATACTTAGATAAACTTGTTAAACAAGCCTCTAGTACTGAGGAAGAGTATGCAGAATATTGGAGAAGTATAGTTGCCAACAAAGGAAGTGTACAACATCTTGACTTCTTAGACGAATGGAAGAAAGACGTGTTCAAAACTGCTGTAGAGATAAACCAATCATGGGTTATTGAACATGCATCAGTAAGACAACAGTTTATTTGTCAATCACAGAGTGTAAATTTATTCTTTCCACCTGATGTAAACAAAGGAGACTTGCATAATGTACACATGTTAGCATGGGCTAAAAATTTAAAAACACTATATTACTTGAGAAGTGAAGCTATCAGTAGAGCTGATAATGTATCTAATCAAGCTAAAAGAGAGATAATCTTTGAACAATCAGATTGTCTAAGTTGCGAGGGATAAATGGCAAACTTACTAGAAGAAAGAGAATATTACAAACCGTTTGATTACGGGTGGGCATTTGAAGCCTACAAAAAACAACAACAAATGCATTGGATGCCTGAAGAAGTAACTATGGCAGATGATATTAAAGATTATAATAAAAATCTTACAGAGGATAATAGACAGTTAGTAGATAACATATTTAGGTTTTTTACACAAGCAGACGTAGATGTTTGCTGTGGATATGCTAAACACTATCTACCAACTTTTAAAGCTCCAGAAGTAAGAATGATGTTAGTATCGTTTGCAGCTATGGAAGCAGTACACCAAGATGCATATTCATCCTTGTTAGAAACATTAGGTAAATCTGATGATATCTACCAAGAGTTTATGGATATACAAGAGATGGTAGAAAAACATGAGTACTTATCTGACTTTAATATGGACACTCCACATAATATTGCTAAAACAATGGCAGTATACAGCGGGTTCACAGAAGGAGTACAGTTATTCTCATCATTTGCAATACTATTAAACTATCCTAGACACAATCTTATGAAAGGAATGGGACAAATAGTAACTTGGAGTATTCGTGATGAGACACTTCATGTAGAAAATGTATCAAGACTTTTCAGAGAGTTCATTTCAGAAAATCCAGAGATATGGACAGATAAGCTTAAATACGAGATATATTGTGCAGCGGAACGCGTTGTAGAATTAGAAGATAAGTTTATTGATATTTGTTTTGATAAAGCAGATATACCTGATTTGACAGCAAAAGAAGTGAAAGAGTATATTCGTTATATAGCGGATAGAAGATTACTAGGATTAGGAATGAAAGCTATATTCCATAGTACTGTTAATCCTTTACCATGGATTGATACACAAGTAAACGCAGTTGAGCATACCAACTTTTTTGAAAACCGTGCTACAGAGTATGCTAAGAGTAGTACACAAGGCAATTGGCAGGATATATTTAAATGAGTACAATTACAATAGATGGAATCGAGCATGATTCCGACAACTTTAATAAAGACCAAAAGGCACTACATAATGCAATAAGTTACTGTGATGCCAAACTAGCAGACATTGACCACGAAAAGGCAGCTCTTAGTACAGCAAGACAAGCCTATGTTAATGACTTAGGTAATAGTTTAAAGGAAGATTAATGGTAATTTATATTGGGTACGACTCGAGTCAACCTGAGGCATATAATGTTTGTGAGGCTTCCATACGAAAGTATAACGGAAGCCACACTATTAGACCATTAATAAAAAACGAGATAGAGGAGTACTATAGACCTTTTCAAAATGAAAGTACAGAATTTGCTTTTACTAGATTCTTAGTACCCTTTCTATCCGACTTTCATGGAAACGCATTGTTCTGTGATAGTGACTTTATGTGGAGATGTGATCCACAAGAAATCTTATATCATGTAGATGAAACACATGATGTACATTGTGTACAACACCCAGACTTTTTAGTACCTTCTAATAAGATGAATGAGAAAATAAACAGTTCTTATCCGAAGAAAAACTGGTCATCACTAATGTACTTTGATAACACAAGGTGTAGAAGGCTAACTCCTACCTATGTAAACCAAGCCCCAGCGGGTGCGTTGCATGAAATGAAATGGGCTACTTCAATCGGTAGTTTACCTGCAGAATTTAATGCCATGGTAAATTACTATCAATTTAAAGAACCAAAAGCAGTCCACTTTACAGATGGCGGACCGTGGCATGGTATCAATGACAACCTGGAATACTCCCAAGAATGGAACAAACTTTACGCGACCTTACAGAAAACAAATCAATAGTACTTGTAGGAAACTCTGTCGAAATGCTACAGCATGATCTTGCTGATTATATTGAAAGCTTTGACACAGTTGTGAGATTCGGTAATGGAGTACCTGACTACACTAATTCTGATAGTATTGGTGAGCGTACAGACATTTGGATTACTGGATTTTTAAGATATAAAAAGAGAGATAAGTTTCCAAAAGATTGTGCAGTACTGTTCAATCGTTCGCGTATGCATTTGGGAGACGATGCGGATGAGAGACATGACATACGTTTTAAATATGTCGATATGTTTTCGGACAAAGAGCTTGTGTCAATATTCAATTTAGTCGGAGCGGAGAACCACACAGTCATAGGCGCAAGGCCTTCTGCAGGTTTCATTGCAATTCAATATTTTTTACAGAAAACAAATTTTTCTACTCTTACATTGGTAGGATTTGATTTCTTTTCTAAGGCACTTCCAATTGTCGCAGGTGCGAACAATCCGTACAGTTGGCATATTCCTGTTAGCACAGTCAACAGCAATCCCCATTCCCCGAAGGAAAAAGAGATTGTACTTGATTTATATGATAGAGGAATAATTGATTGGAAAATTTTGACTGACTTAAATGAGGGTTACTTAGACCTTTCCTAAATAAAATCCCCTTTCTACTAATTTTCCTGTGGTTGCTTTTTGCTTTGCAGTTTTTGTTAGTAACACTTCGTTCAATCTAGCGTTTCTAAAATTTAGTGGTATCTGGTCTATGAGTCTTGTATAACAATCCCAAGGTACTGATAATTGTACTCCTGTCTGTAAATTTAGATAATCTTTTGCTAAAAATCTATGTTGAACATCTATGCTCCAAGACTTTCTTAACATCACATTATAGTCTAGCAACTCTTTTGCTCCTACAG